CTGGCAAGGCCGGAAAAGGCGGCATTGGAGGCGGCGCGGCGCGCGGTGCGCGGCATCGACTGGGAGGATCATTGACGACATGGCCCGGAAATGACCGTCCGCGAGCGTCACCTGCTGAGCCTCTGCGCCTCGGTCTGCCTGATGCTCGGGGACGAGGCGCTCAGCCGGGTGTCATGGAATTTGGCGCACGCCGCCGATGAGCCGGCGGAGCGGATCGAGTTCCTGCGCCAGTCCGAGCGGCTGCTGGGCGGTTGCCTGACCATGATGCGCCGCTTGATCGCCGAGGGCGACGAAAAATGAGCGGACACTTCACGATCGAGTGGCAGGATTTCGGGCGCGAGCCGCGGGTTGCGCCGAACCCGGCGTTCCCCGATGGCATCGACCTCGACATCAGCGTGGGGCGCATCCCGAGCTGCCGCGTCGAGCTGCCCTACCCGGCGGCCCGCTGCGGCGCCTATCGGGTGGAATGCTCGCTGTGCGGCATGGCGGTGGTCGCCACCACGGCCGGACGGCCGGACGATCCGCGCTCGCTGACGATGGCGTGCAACCCGAAAGGCCAGCCCCGATGACCCATCGGATTTGCGTGATCCTGGAACTCCTGACCGACGATCCGCGCCTCGATCCCGAGCGCGTCGACGTGTCCACCTCCCGAGCGGCGGGGGAGACGCGCCGGGCGGTGGTCGCGGCGCTGCCGGGGGCGGTGGATCGTGTCGTCGCGGTCATGCCGCTCGAAACCGCCAAGCTCATCCTGGAAACGCACGAGGCGGCGTGCGACGCCGCCGGGCTGTCCGGCGTGTTTCACCGCCCGCCGTGGGACCAATGACCCCGGAAAAGGCCCTGACGGTGCTGCGGGCGGCGCACCGGACCTACCTGGCGGCCTGCGGCCCGCGCTTCGCCGATCGGCCGTTCCAGAGCGCCGCCGCGCCGGGCTGGTGCTACCTGTCGGCCGAGGATCGGGTCGTGCCGGCCGAGAGCTTCACCTGCCCGGATTGCGGGCATGTGTCCTACAACCGGAGCGACATCGCCCACCGCTACTGCGGCGCCTGTCATCATTTCCACGGGAGTCCGGCATGGACGAAGCCCTGAGCGACGCGCTGGCGGCCAAGGCGCGCGGCGTGGTCGACGTGGTGATTACCCTGGCGGTGGTGCGCCAGACCAAATGGCAGGAGGCGCTGGACGCCTTCGGGGCGGCCTACGAACGGGCGGTGCGCGACAAGATCGAGCAGCTTGAGCAGCGCCGAGCCAAGCGGTCGAGCTGAGCTGTCCCACTGTCCCACTGTCCCGATTCGAGTGGGACAGCCGGAGTGGGGCAGCCGGATTAGCCATAAAACGCTGTTATCATTGCGTCTTTTCATTGCATATCGGTGCCTGTCCCACTGTCCCACTGTCCCGAATCGAGTGGGACGGCCGGAGTGGGACAGCCGGATCAGCCATAAAACGCTGTTATCATTGCGTCTTTTCATTGCATATCCATGTCTGTCCCACTGTCCCACTGGTCTTGCGTGTTTTTCGCCGAGCCGGGCCGGCCGGCTCAAAACGCGACATTTTCGGCAAGGTGCAGTGATTGACGGCGGCGCGGGGATTGCCCCCCACTGGCCGGATGCCATCGGATCTCGCCTCGCCGGCGGCCTCGGTCGCGGCCCGCTCGACGATGGGCGCCGCGCCCGACCCCGACCTGCAACTCCCCCTTGCGCCGGGCGACAGCGCGGCGCGCGAGGTGGTGCTGATCGCCGAGCACCCGGCGATGACCGACGACGAGCTGCAAGGCGCCTTCACCGCGCTACGCAACGAGGCGCGCAACTACAACGACGTGCTGAGCGCCGCCCGCGCGCGGGCGCTGCGGCTCTACAACGGCGAGCCGATGGGCGACGAGGAACCCGGCCGCTCGCAGATCGTGCTCACCGAGGTCAAGGACACCATCGCGGCGATGATGCCGACGGTGATCCGCATTTTCGCCGGCGCCGAGCATCCGGTCGAGTTCGCCCCCAACGCCGACGGCGACGAGGAACAGGCCAAGCAGGCGACCGAATACGTGCAGCATGTCGTGTTCAACGAATGCGACGGCTTCCGGGCGATCCACGACGGCGCGCTTGACGCCTTCCAGCTCAAGGCGGGCTGGATCCGGTGGTGGTGGGATACCGCCGTCGACGTGAAAACCGAGACCTATACCGGCCTGCTGGAACCGCAATGCGCGGCCCTCATCACGCAATCCGGCGTGCGGGCGCTGCGGGTGGTGCGGCGTCCCGCGACCGAGGACGAGAAATTCGGCCTGTCGGGCTCGCCGGAGAGCCAGGTCATCCAGACCATGCCCGGCGTGCCGCTGCTGGTGTTCGACGTGACCCTGACCCGCCGCACGCCGCGCAACCGGCCGCGCGTCATGGCCTATCCGTCCGAGCAAGTGTGGATCGACCCCGACGCCTCCGGACCGCGCGACGCCCGCGGCCTGTTCATCGTGCGCGACGTGCCGGTATCGGATCTGGTCGCGCTGGGGTTCGACGAGCAGGAGATCCTCAGTCGCGCCAGCGAGTCGGACGCGCGGACCAAGGATCGCGTGGCGCGCAAGCGCGACAAGCTGGCCGCCCAGGTGCACCGCGCCGCGTCCGACGACCCCAGCATGAAGCACGTCACCTACACCGAGGGGTGGATCAAGGTCGATTACGACGGCGACGGCATCGCCGAGCTGCGGCGCATCCAGGCGATCGGCGACCAGGGCCAGGACATCATCGCCCACGAGGGCGCCAGTCATATCCCGCTGGCCCGCATTTGCCCGTTCTTCGTGCCGCATCGCGCGATCGGCGAGAGCTACGCCGATCGCGTCGGCGACTTGCAGCAGATCAACTCCCGCGTCATGCGCAACATCCTCGACAGCATGGCCGAGAGCATCCACCCGCGCACGGTGATCGTCGACAACCAGGTCAGCGTCGACGACGTGATGAACACCGAGATGGGCGCGGTGATCCGGGCGCGCCAGTTGGGCGCGGTGCAGGAGCTGACCAAGCCCTTCGTCGGGCCGCAGGCGCTGCCGATCCTCGACGTGCTGGCGGCGATCAAGGAAAGCCGCACCGGCATTACCCGCGGCAGCCAGGGGCTGACCGCCGAGGCGCTGCAGTCCACCGCGCCGATCGCCGTCTCGGCGCAAATCGCCGCCAGCCAGGACCGCATCGAGCTGGCCTTGCGCTGCATCGCCGAGGGCCTGAAAGACCTCTACTCCGGCGTGCTGACCCTGATGTGCGAGCACCAGGACCGGCCGCGCATGGTGCGGCTGCGCGGCAAGTGGGTGCCGGTCGACCCGCGCGCCTGGATGAGCGGCTTTTCCGTCATCGTCGATGTCGGCGTGGGCCGCGGCACGCTGGCCGAGCGGCTGCAGGTGTTCTCCGCCATCGCCGGCAAGCAGGAGCAGATTTTGCAAACCCTGGGGCCGAGCAATCCGCTGGTCACGCTCGGCCAGTACCGCAACACCCTGGCCGACATGCTCAACGCCGCCGGCATCGCCAACACGACGCGCTATTTCCTCGACGTGCCGCCGAACTACCAGCCGCCGCCGCCGCCCAAGCAGCCGAGCCCGGATGAGCTGCTGGCGAACGTCGAAGTGACCAAGAGCAACAACGCCGCGCAAAGCGACGCGCTCGCCACCCGCCAGAAGCAGCAGCAAATGCTGCTCGACGACGATCGCGAGCGCGACCAGGCGCGGGTCGACGCCATGCTCCGGGCGGCCGAGCTGATGGGCAAGTATCCCGGCCTGCAGCTCGATCCGCGGGCCATCGTCGGGCTGCTCGAACGCGATCCCGAATTGTCGCTCGCCATTATGATGCCGCATGACGGCGGGCCGAACCCAGGCGGGCCGCCGGCGCCCGGCGCGATGCCGCCATTGCCCCAGGCGGGGCCGGCGCAACCCGGCCAGAGCCTCGCCGACGCGCGGCTGTTCCTGCCGCCCAACCTGATTACCGCGCTGGCGCAAATGGACAAGGCGCAGAGCGCCGGCCAGGTGCCGGGACCGGCACAGATGCCCGGCCCGCCGGTGGTCCGATGACCGCCGACAACATTACCGGACGGACCTACTTCGAGCGGGGCAAGCCGGTGCGCGTGCTCATCCGCTGGAACGGACGCGGCCCGCGCAACGTGCTCATCGAGCGTGCCAA